GAAGTGGCAGCAGGCGAAGTTGGCTACATTGAAGGCCCTGCCGATAATCAAACGAAATATCAAAAGACGAATCAGCCTTGGTGCGGTGCCTTTGTCAATTGGGTTGCAAAGCAGGCAGGCGTTAAAATTCCTAATTGTGTTTACACACCGGCAGGGGCAAAGGCATTCGCCGAGGCGAAGCGTTGGCAAGGTATTGCCGAGGCCGAGCCAATGCCAGGGGATTTGGTCTTCTTTGATTTTCCAAATGACTCACTCGATAGAATCTCGCACATTGGCATTGTTGAGCGAGTCAAGGACAATGGCATCGTTGTCTGCATTGAAGGCAACACGGCTTCCGACACCAAAGGCGATCAGCGCAATGGTGGTCAGGTATGCCGTAAGGTTCGCGCTTACAAAGTAAAGAATCGGGGAAAACTTCAACCCTCTCTGCCAGTGTTCATTGTGGGCTTCGGCAGACCTAAGTTCAAGGAGTGCAAATGCTCGACAAAGACAAAGCAGTCGCAATCGCTTCAACCTACGCAAGAGCAGGAGCAGCCGCAGTCGCAGCTCTCTATCTCGCCGACCCATCGCGCCCTCTAAAAGATTATCTTGCCTGCTTTCTAGCAGCAGTCATTGGCCCTGTGTTGAAGGCTATTGACCCAAAGGCCGCAGAATTTGGTCGCGGAAGTAAGTAAAGAAATGAAATCGGGGAAGATTTTGGATGAGGCCAAGCGCCTCACCGCAACGGATCGTCAAGATATTTATGGCGACCCTTACATAAATCACAAACGCATCGCAGACCTGTGGAGTGTTTATCTTGAAACTGAGATAAGCCCTTCACAGGTCGCTTTGTGTTTATGCCTTGTGAAAATTGCTCGGCTAATAGAAACACCTGACCACTTAGACAGCATCATCGACTTGGCGGCTTACACCGCTATTTATGGGGAAATCAATGATAGTGAAAAATAACTTAGTGCTTGTGCCAACTAGAGGCAGGCCAAAGAATGCAGTTGAAGTCTTGCAAGCACATAGGCAGTTTTCTTGTCGCTCTGACTTGATGTTCGTTGTGGACAAAGATGATGAAGAGATTGTCAACTATCGAAGCTCAGTTGGCGTTGAATACATCTTAGAAATCGAAAATACCACACGGGGGATGGCTTACCCTGTCAATGTCGCTGCCAAGAAATATGCAAATGAATATGAGTTCTTCACCTTCATTGGCGATGACCATAGATTCAGAACACCTGATTGGGATATTGCCTTGATGAAAGCGATAGGCAGCGCCCCTGGCATTTCCTATGGCAATGACCTTTTGCAAGGAGAGAACTTGCCAACTGCGGTGATGATGTCAAAAGCCATTGTCAGCGCCCTTGGCGGGATGGTGCCACCGAAACTTCGCCATCTCTACCTTGACAACTTTTGGAAGAAGCTCGGTCAAGACCTTGGCAACCTTGTTTATCTGCCTGAAGTCATCATCGAGCATTGCCATCCATTAGCAGGCAAAGCCGAGTGGGATGAAGGCTATCGCTCTGTCAATGCCCGTGAAGTTTATTCATTTGATGCCTTGGCCTATGACTCTTACATCAAGAGCGAAGACTATGCAGTTCTCTTGCGAGATTTATTGAAATGAAAGCAGTTTCATTCTCGCTTTATGGCAATAATCCGCGCTACACCATAGGAGCTATCAAGAACGCAATTCTTGGCTCGCGTTATTTTCCATTTGAGGATGGCTTCCGTTTAGTTTTCTATTGTGGACAAAGCGTTGATGAGTCAGTCATCAGCACCTTAAAACTTGTTAAGGGTGTAAAGATAGTCAGGAGAAGTGAGGAAGAAAATAACACCGCAAGGCTTTGGCGTTATCTTGCTTTTGCTGACCCACAGTTTGATGTCGTCATCTGCCGTGATGCCGATGCCCGTCTTTCTTTCCGCGACCGAATAGCTCACGAAGAATGGGAGCAGTCAGGTCTTGATTATCACATCATCAAAGACCACAAGATAGGTCATAACTATGTAATCAGCGCAGGGATGTTTGCCGGCAAGACCGCCAAGTTGCGCGACATTGCGCAGTTAATCGCTTTCAATGAAATACAGGATTACTACACAACAGACCAAGATTTTCTTGCATCTGAAATCTATCCTAGAGTCAAGGATTCAGTTCTTATTCACGATCCGTTCTTTGCAACACTAACCGAGGGCGACTCGATAAGAACTAGCATTGCCTTCGATGCGCCAACGCCAACTTCACACATCGGCGCAGCTCTTGATGCCAATGACCGCTTCATCTTTGACATTGACCGCAAAGCACAACTAGATTTCTGCAATTCTGAGCTTTACAAATACGAGAGCGACAGGTGGGGGAAATGAAAATCCTGATAACAGGCGATGAAGGCTTTGTCGGCACCAACTTCAAGAAGCATCTTGATTCTAAGAACAACCAAATCACCGGCATTGACATAAAGAATGGGCGCGATGTCCGTGACTTCTTTGCTAAAGATGACACCAAATTTGATGTGGTCATCCATCTCGCGGCCATTGTCGGTGGCCGTGCCACCATTGAAGGAAATCCTTTGGCAGTTGCCGCCGACCTTGCCATTGATGCCGACCTCTTTCAATGGGCTTTGCGAACGCGCCCTGGACACTTAGTTTATTTCTCATCCTCTGCTGCCTATCCGATTTTCTTGCAAAGAGCTGAATACAAGCAGAAGTTGAAAGAGTGGGATATAAACCTTGACCATATAAGAACACCTGATATGACCTATGGTTGGGCAAAGTTATCAGGCGAGAAACTTGCCTCTTATGCTCGCGCTGAAGGCTTAGGCATCACTGTCCTAAGACCATTTTCAGGCTATGGCACGGATCAAAGCCTTGACTATCCCTTTCCATCATTTATCAAGCGAGGCAAAGAGAAAGAAGCGCCATTTAATGTTTGGGGCAAAGGAACACAGGTGCGCGACTTCATCCACATTGAAGACATTGTAAGAGCAACCTTTGAAGCCATCACAAACAAGGTTGAAGTTTCTAATCTTTGCTCAGGTATAGCGACATCCTTCATTGACTTGGCAGAACTTGTGATGATGCAGGCAGGTTATTTGGCTGAAATAAAAACCAACCCGACTGCACCTGTTGGGGTGGGATATCGGGTTGGTGACACTCACAAAATGCTTTCCTTCTATGAGCCAAAAATCTCACTTGAAGAAGGCATCGAGCGAGCCTTAAAAGGTATTTAGAACTCGCGCTCCATCTTCTTGATGGTTCGGTTGATGTATTTAGGGCCTGCCCAATCCATAAACCATTGCGGAAAGATGACCGCACTTGGTTGGCGTTTTGGCATAAATAGCACCATCAAAAGCGGAATCCAAAAGCCATAAAAGGCTGACAGGAAAGCCCAAAAGAAGATGTTTCTGCCAATGGCAAAGGCATAGAAGGCAGTGAAGAAAACAATTAGCAAATCCCATCCATTCATTTAGCACCATCCCATCACAGGGGCAGGCTCAATGTCTTTGACAACCTCATAGAACTTGCCGTTTTCGTGCATTGATCCTGCGGTGACAACATATCCATTGAACTTGATGTCAACGCCATCGCGCAGTTTGCCCTTGAAAGAAGCGCCAATTGGTGCCTTGTAGTAAAGATGTAAGCCATCACCTGTTTCAACTGTGAAGGTGTCAAGGTCTAAGCCTTCGGTTGTTCCGCCATTGCGGTAGTCAATATCAAAGACCACAAGATTTGATGGCGCACAAGCAATGCCAATGTTTAGCAAGGGCGACTTCTCAAACCACTTTGCAACTGTGGCAGGTTTATTTGAGGCAGACTTATAGCCTTGCTTTGCTATTGGAAAGAATGGAATCTTTTGTTGCGGATAGCAAGGCAGAACATACCAACCGCGCTTTGCAAAGGCGGTGGCAATCTCGGCAGTTGTCATTTGACATACTCCTTCAAGAAATCGTTGATGGCTTCGGACAATGATTTGCCCTCTGCCCGCGCCTTCGCCTGCGCCTTGCGCCATAGTTGATCCGATACACGAACGCTTCTAATCTTCTTCACTCTGACACCACGCTTTCTTTGTGAGTTGACTTGATGTGATTGCTTAAAGTCTGATGCGCAAAACCACTACGCACCTCAATTTCTCTGCCACAAATAGGGCAGGCAACAATGCGGTTGGATGTCATTATCCACTCACTTCCCACTCAATTTTTTCATCAGTGTCACTATTTGTAATTGCAATTGAACCATCTGCGTAATCCCAACGAAGTAAACGCTCAGGACAGTTGAGGCACTCTCCGTGCCAATTAGCATTCTCAATACCACTTTCTTCTTCTGATTGCCAATTGCAAATTAAACAAGTGACTTTCTTTATTGTGTTCTCCATTATGCACCGACCTTTTCTGCATAAAAACTTGTTTGACAAGATTGGCACCAATTTTGTGATTCGTTGCAGTGTTGCCACAATGTTTTCTTGTTAGTGTCTTGAATGAACTCATTATGTGTTTCGCACATTAGAACCCACTTGCCACCATCTTCTTCTGACAGACCGAAGAAATCTACATCTGCCATTGTCACTAAACCATTCTTTGTGACTTTTTGCTTCATCTTCTTCTTCCGTTTCTCGGAGCTACTACCTTTCACCCCGATAAGAGAACAATATCCTAAGTGCCTACCTTTGTCCATACACAAGCAATAGACGGCATCGGCGTGTCGGGCATAGGGTGTCAGCCCTTCCCCTCATACTTAGCGCAAGTCAATAGAAGGGGTGTTATATGGAGTTTGTTATGTTCGGGGCTGTAATCGGCATTCTATGCCTTTTTTGGGGCATTCTGAGCCTACACGATGACCCACTAGAAGAGGGCATTCGCCAGGCGCAGGCTTGGGAGAGCCGTCAGAAGGCCCTTGCAAGGGCGGTGGGCAAGTGAACCTATTTTCTGTCCACAATGCCACAGATGGATCAGTTGTCCTTTACCTAGAAGAGCAGGATGCAAACCTTGACCTTTTGGAAGATGTCGTGGCGCAGGTGCCTTTGTTGGCGCTTTCTCGCCTTGCCGAGCATTCAGGCCTTGATGCCTTGAAGTCGGAAGAAGCCGCAAGGCTTCTCGACAAGGTGCGAATCCAACTGCCTGACATTGCCGTCAAGGTCGCTTCAATATCAGAGGATGAGGCGTTGGCCTTGGCTGAACAATTGATTTTGGCAGTGAAGTTCGCCCGCGCCATCGCGGGCAAACCTACGAAGTTGGAGTTGGTGAAGTAATGGCAAATCCCAATGGTCGCAAAGGCTCTGCGTTTGAAATCGGAGTTCTCAAGTGGTTGCGTTCTCGCGGTGTCACCGCCGAGCGTTTGCGAT